AGCCATGATACTTATGGGTGTGGCCCTTGGTACAATTGTCACACTATTAACGGCGTATCAAATCCAGCAAAACGCAGCCACATGGGCAGCCACAGCTTGGAAATTCATTTCAGGAGTAGCAGCTACGACAACGACCGCCCTGGGTACAGCCTTCGCGTTCTTAACTTCACCAATCGGGCTAATCATTTTAGCCATTGGGGCAGCAATCGCCATAGGCGTGCTCCTGTGGAAAAACTGGGACACGATCAAAGAAAAAGTGGGCCAATTATGGACCAACATCAAAGAGAAGTTTAAACAGATCGGTGACGCGATCATGGCACCGGTCGAGAAGGCCAAGAACTTCGTCAAAGACATGATCGACAAGATCAAGGGCTTCTTCAACTTCAAGTGGTCACTCCCTAAATTGAAGCTTCCAAAAGTTAAGATCGACGGTGAGTTCAGCTTACTCCCACCAAGAGTACCAAGGTTCAGTATCGACTGGTTCGCTAAGGGTGGTATCATGACCGGTCCGACCATCTTCGGCATGAACGGTGGAAACTTTATGGGTGGCGGTGAGAAAGATCATGAAGCCATCCTACCACTCAATCGTGACACATTAGGTGCGATCGGTGAGGGTATTGTCAACGCGAGTAACATGAACAACCCTGGCTTTTTAGAGAAGCTCGACGCGATCATTGACCTACTTGTCGAGTTATTAACCGTCAACCCACAATACCAAGTCCTATTGGACAGCGGTGTCCTGGTCGGGGAATTAACCCCACTAATCGACGAAAGAATGGGACGAAGAGCAGAACGAAAAGCGAGAGGAGGATAACCAATGCTACAATTCAAAATAGGCGATAAGTTCACAGCTGATGATTGGGGACTCCTTCTCAGTTCTTATGAAATAGGTGAACCCAAGATTAAAACCAATTACATCGAACTACCAGTAGGGGACGGATCGATAGACCTCACCGAGGCGCTACGCGGTGACGTGTCCTACAGCAACCGAGAAATCACGGCCAAGTTCACGACCATAGCACCACGCGACACATGGCGCGCGCTGATGGACACCATCAAGGCCTACTGCCACGGGCGCAAGGTGACGATCGTCGCACCGGAAGACGACGAGTACTACTACATCGGGCGTGTGAGCGTGGGACCACTCGTCAAAAGCGCATCAAGCGCAGAGTTCACTCTCACGATCACAGCAGATCCTTACAAGTACAAAAACAATGAAACAGTGGTCAATCTAACCGTGGGCGCAACAGGCACCCTCGCTGTGACGCTCATAAATGGCCGTAGACGTGCGATACCCACTATGACGACAAATAATACTACCCAGGTCGTTATCCCAGGCGTGTCAACCTCGTTCAATGCAGGAACGCATAAACTCGTGAACTTCATCTTGAATGAGGGAAATAACGCGTTCACGTTCAATGCGGTGAATGGGACAGCGATAACAATAACATACCAGGAGGGGACGCTATAATGTACACCATTACATGTGACGGGAACCTCTTATATGATCCACGGGTGGACGATTTAAAAGTGGCCAACGCGAAGCTGCAACTCGAAGTCAATCGCAGCGGCAGCTTTGATTTTACGATATACCCAGCCCACCCGCTCTATGGCACCATTCAAAAGTTAAAGTCGGTCATTGAGGTCTATCAAGATGGTGTCTTACTTTTTAGAGGACGAGTGCTCAACGACCGAGTGGGTTTATTTTTGAATAAAGAAATCGAATGTGAAGGCGACCTTGCATTTTTTAACGATACAATCATGCGCCCGTTTGAGTACACAGGCAACCTGGTGGGCTTTATTCAGTCAATCATTGACAGCCACAATGCGCAGGCAGGAGCAGACAAGCAATTCACACTTGGAAACGTCACCGTGACGGATCCCAACGACTTCATCACCCGCTCCAGCATAGACTATCAAACCAGCTGGGAAGTGATAGAGAACCGCCTCATACAAAACCTGGGCGGGTATATCATGGTTAGACGAAGCGGCGGTGTGAATTACATCGATTACTTAGTAGATAGCAACATACAAAGCCTGCAGGAATTAAAGCTCGAGGAAAATATCCTGGACGTGATCAAAGACACCCGCAGCGACACGATCATCACGGCACTGATACCGCTGGGAGCAAAGCTCACAGATGAGAACGGTAATGAGACGGATCAGCGCCTGACTATCAGCAGCGTAAACGGCGGGCTTGATTATGTCCACGACGCAGCTGCAGTTACACAATACGGGTGGATCTTCGGAACACGCACATGGGACGCCGTAACCGACGCCAACAACCTACTCACAAGAGCCAATCAAGAGTTGGCGGTAAGTATCAATTTAGGAGTATCAGTCGAACTCAAGGCGATCGACTTGTCCATGATAGACACAAACATTGACGAAATACGAGTGTTTGAATATGTCCAAGTAACAAGTGAACCGCACGGGATCAATACCATGGCGCTGATCACTCAGCTAACAATTAACCTACTGGATCCTAAACAAAACACATTCACCCTGGGCTTCAGTTATGACACATTCACTGAAAAACAAGTTTTAAGTGATAAGGCCATACGTCAAATTCAAAGTGATTACGTGACAAATCAGAGCATCCAAGAGGTTCGCAGTTCAGTACAAACCGTATCATCAAGCATCACACAACAAGCAGAGGAAATTGCTTTAAAAGCCAATCAATCAACCGTAGATTCTTTAGGCACCAGAGTTTCAACAGCAGAATCAACCATTACACAACAATCGGAAGCAATAGCACTTAGGGCAATGAAGACAGAGGTTACGCAAGCGATTGATGATGTTCAGGTTGGTGGAAGGAATTATCTTATTGGTTATGATGGTGAAGAAAACAGTGTTTCTAACAATACCACAAGTGAAAGATACGTTTACCCATCTACCAACAATACTGCAAGTATTATCACTTTAGAACCCAATACAACGTATACAATGAGTGCCTGGTTTAAAACAGATGTGCAAACTTCAAGAAGCCTAGATATGTTCTTTGTGCATTCTCCTAGTAGTGGTGCAGTACAACATAAGTTTAAGACCAATATTTCCTTGACCACTGAGTATGTAAAGCATACCTTTACTTTTACAACAGGTGACAATCCAGACCAGAGGGGAAATGTTCGGTTTGACTTAAATGGGAGTACTGAAACAAACACAGTTACTATGTTTATGAAACTTGCTAAACTCGAAAAAGGCAACAAAGCCACCGACTGGACACCAGCACCAGAAGATATTGACCAAGCCATTGGAGCGGTAGCGACAAGAATTTCCTCAGCAGAGCAAAAAATTACACCTACTGCTATCACATCAACTGTTCGCAGTTCGACAGAATACACAAATGACTTAGGTGGTAAAGTTGGCACGAATGAAATTGTATCAAGAATTAATCAAACAGCAGAACAGGTTAAAATTCAAGCAAGTAAGATATCCTTAGAGGGTTTAGTAACAGTAAACTCACGATTTAAGATTCTTGCCGATGGAAGTATGGAAGCAACGAATGGAATATTTAGTGGAAATATTACAGCAGATAGTGGTTCAATAGGTCGATTTGCAATCAGTGGTCAAGATTTAGTTTACACATCAGAATTATTTGAAAAAGATTATGATAGAAGTGATGTAGTAAAATTACAAAGAATATTAGCAGGGATAATACCAGCAACTTCTTATGATTTATGGGTTTATGACACAAATAGTTCAGGAACACTTACCACTACAGATTTAGTTCAGATAAATAATTTTGTTGAATCAGGAACAGCATTACCAACACCACGCAAACGCATTCGTTCTATTGTAAGAATAGGTACAAACAATGGTGCTATAACAACTCAAGCAGTTGCAGAAAATGGTGCAGTTGGTCCGACAACTACAATTCGTGGGGAAAAGGTAAATACAGATTTAGTTAATACTAAATCATTAGCGACTAACAGTTTATCGTTAAATGGCGAAACTGTAGTTGGGGTTGTTGTGGATAGTGGCAGTAATTCAAATGGTCGTTACATTAGATTTAGCGATGGTACTCAAATATGCTGGTTTAACGATACCAGATCAATTAACGCCTCGACAACCACAGGGACACAAACACGCTGGAATTCGAAAGCGTTCACTTTCCCTGCTGCTTTTAATGCAGTACCGGTAATAACCTCCGATGCGTTTAGAAACGGGGGAAGTTTAGGGTGGGCGGCACTCCAGGAACGAAGCGCCACAGGGTGTAGCGTGTACATTTTATCAGACTTTACAACACAATCATTATTGTCATATATGGCGATAGGAACATGGAGATAATTATGAAAATAATCTATAGCCCACAAGTAAACAGCAAGAAAATTGAATATCAGTTTATTGGCGAAAAAGTAGTGGTACTGCTCGATGGCATAGTCGAAGAATTTGATTTTACAGATATGCCGGATGGTATGGCTGAAACAATCACGCCTGAGACTTTGCCATTTAATCCAATCGTCGAAGCCGATAAAATCGACGGAGTCTTGTACCTTCGATTAATCTATTTCATAGATGAAGAGGCAACTGAAGAAGAAAGATTCCCTGAATGGATGGAGGTATAATGATGCCAAAAATTCAATGGAAGACAAAAAACGACATCGACGCTGAAAAAGAAAAACAAGAGAAGCGTCAAACCGAAAAAATCAATTTACAAAAGAAATCATGGCAAAACATGTCAGGTAAGGACAAAGACGATTTGTTGCGCCTAATGGCAATACAACTCGGCATGATTGACGAAACATAGGGAGGTGGTTAATTTGTGGGTTCATTTTTAGAAGTCTTCGGCCAGTTTACGATTTATCAGGTCGCATTATTCATCATGGCCGTGGGCTATGCGATCGAAAAATTAAAATATTTGTACATCAGGATCACCACGCATCACGATGTGAAACAAGACCAGGATATGCAATTAAAAACAATGATTTCAACTGTACAACACCAGAGCAAAGAAATCGAGCTGCTAAAGCAGGCAAACCTGGCAACACTGAACTACCACCTGTTCGCGGAATGCGAGCGGGTGTTAGAACAAAAAGAGATCACGATCAATGATCTTGAGAAAATCAAACGTCTCTATTATGCCTATCACAATCTTGGAGGAAACGGAGTCGGAACTAAATTATATGGAGACGTTTTAGTTTTACCACTTAAAAGATAAAGGAGGTGCAAACAATGCACGAATTATTATTGGAATTACAACCCCACATCATCAGTATCGCGGTGACGCTCCTTAGCGCACTCGCAGGATGGCTTGGAATTAAAGTGAAGGCGTTTCTTGACACCAAAGAGAAACGTGATATTGTGGAGGCCACCGTAATGTATGTCGAGCAGGTAGGGCGTTCCCTGGGCTCACATGAGAAGTTCGAGCTGGCTAAAGAAAAAGCCCTCGAGTGGATCAACACGAAAGGCTTCAATGTCAGTGATATTGAATTAGAGATTTTAATTGAAGCTGCAGTTCAAAACTTCTACGCGCACAGTAAAGAAAAACCAGATCCACTATTGAGTGAAGCTGATTTGAGCGAAGAGGAAAAGCACTTCATTGAAGGGCGTGAGATTTATGAGTAAAACAAACATAGGGCTTGTAGCATACGCTAAAGAGCTCTTGACTCGAGACAC